TTAGCAAATTCATTAACAAAATCCATATTGATTTGGTCATCCTCATCAACCATACCTCTTATACCACCTAATACTTTAGCAACCATTCTATACTTCTCTGGTGCTTCTAACATCATCTCTAATTGGTATTGACCATTCTTACGCAACCATGTATAGTATGGGAATATCCGTTTCATAACACTACTCTCAAATTCTGTCAAAGCACTATAATCAAACAATGACCTTTGTGCAGATTTAGCAGCATCAGCATAACTCATACCATTCTTTAATTGAGAAGCAAAGTGTATAAGCTTATCGTGATTCTCTATACTAGTACCAACCTTCATACCAACTTTATATGGTATAAACTCATTCATATCAGTAGGATCAAATTTACCTTTAACGCCTAACTTACTTAATATACCTTTTTGTTTACCACTAAGGTTAACACCAATATCAGCAGCAAATTGACCACTACCTATAAGTCCATGTGCTTCAGCCATACGCATTATTTCTGCACCATCAACCATAGTCTTTCTACCATCAACTACCATTTCAAATAATTCATCAGCTACTCCAGCCTTACCACCAGCAGCTTGCATAGCTTTCATAACTTTCTTTTGAAATGTAGGATTTGTAGCATCTTGACCAATAACAAGCCAGTTGTTGAATGTATTACTCATCTTATTTCTACCATGAAATGCTGGTAGTACAGCAGTTTGATTAACTTTTATAAAGTGAGTAAACGTATCATATACTTTTAAGAATCTACTTTGGTCTTTCATTATAGCTAACTTCCTAGACCTATTAGCATTTTCCATTATAGATTCTTGAACTTGCTTAACTTGAGGTGGAAGTAACTCTTTATATTTAGTAGACTTATCTAACAATTTTTGTAACCTAACAACATCCTCATCAATTTGAATAGTCTTAGAAGCATTAACCAAAAACTCATGTATTTCATCCATACTCATCTTGTCAACAGTTTCAGATATTTTGTTAATAATTGCTCCAGTTTCATCAACTTGAGGATCAAGTTTCATCAACTCACTAACTTTCAATCTAATATGTTTAGCAAATCGTTCATCTAAAACATCTCTGGCTTTATTCATACCAACGATTTGAGCATCATCTAGTTTAGACATTGGCAAACCAACTTCGTCTAATATCCTCTCAACACCAGTAGCATCTGTAAATTCTTTTAATGTTTTATCATATAGGTTCTTTTTAAACTCTTTAGTAAAATTATCTGTAATAAATTTATTATACTCCCTACCTCTAACTTCACTAAGTTGCTTACTAAATGTTGTTTCAATATTAGCTTCTACAGCCTTTCTATTTAATTGATGTGCAATATCTTCCATTCTTTTTATAAGGTCTGGATTAGACATATGCTCACTAACCATCTCACTCATATCAATTGAAGCGTGTTGACTGGATATTTGCTTAGAATAAGCTTTAAGCTTGCCATAATTCATAGCAACAGAGTGACCTTCTAATATTTCGCCTACATAGTCTTCACCAAACCTATCTAGCATATTATTCATATATTTATTATCATACATAAGGTCATTATGCTTCAATGCTCTAGCTAAATATATATCACTCAAATCAGTTCTCATTACATCTTTACCATTATTAGCTTCACGAAAGAAATCATTGATTTGCTGAATACCAGGTTTGTTTATAAATCCACCCTTACCATCTGGTAAACTAGTTATAGTTCTACTTTGTGCAAATGGATTAAACTCTCTACCAAACCCATCACTACTACCAAATCCAGGTAACTTCTTACCTATGTCTTCTTTAGATTTAGAAAAGAAATTTTCACCTTCTTTGGTTAATACATGAGGAATATAGTCTAACATATTCGCATCAACCTGACCTTGTTTTAATTTATTGACACCAACCTCTAAATCACCTATATTAAGAAATTGCTCTCTCAACCAGTTAGTATTCTCCCTAAGAATAGGACTAATATCTAATTCTTCATTAAGCATATATTTACCTATCTTTGGATCATACTTCTTAGCTATCTCTTCATACGCATCAGAAGATAATTGACCATAAGGGTTCATATTCATAATATAATTATCGAAAGCATCAGCATCAGTTAATAGTTGATCTAACTTCTTAACTCTACCTTCAAAATATGTTATACTATCCATATCATAAGAAATACCTTTTTCTACAAATTCTATCTTCTTGTTAGATAAATCCATCAATATATTATCAACTTCTTCAATGTTATATTCAATGTTTCCCGTTATAGCTTTGATTTTGTCTTGTTTAAGAGTATCTATAAACTCATTAGATGATTTGATTAACTTCTTAGTAGAATCTGCAACCTTAGTAGGAACTAACTCTTCCAACACTTTAGTCATTTGAAATATTCTATCTTCACCCTTGGTGACAAAATCATCTAGCATATGTGACTGCATACGTAACTCATCTAAATTCTTAGGTGGAATTTCACCTATACCTTTTACTATATCCTTATCAGTAAGATAATGAGGTTTACCATCATATATTACAGTATAACTATTTTTACCATTATACTTAGAAACATCTTCTATAACAGCTTCATAAACGCCATTCTTATCTTGGATTTGAACTTTATGGTTCCTACGCAAGTCACTACCATCATGTGCCTTAGGAGTTGAAACAGCTTCTTTAATTTTAGTTATAGTTTGTTTATTAGCTTTTTGAGCTAATGCATGATACTCTTCTTCATTAAGAATATCAATGTCTTTACCATTAGATATCTTCCATTCTCTACTACTTGCCCATCTATATACTTTATCCATTTCCAATTCATCTAATTGACCAAACTCTTTATGCCATATGTTCTCCATAAGATATTCCATCTGTGGAAAAACTCTATCCATTCTTTCTTTTTCCTTGAAATGATAACCATTAGAAAGATTATTTAATCTATTAGTTTGAAGTGTAAGTGCTTGTTTACCTTCAATTAATTCCTTTTTAGCAATTTCTAATAATTTATTAGTTTTAGCCTTATCTGCTAAATATGCAGTATCAGTAACATTAACTGATTTGCCATTTATAACAACTTTTTCAGTAGGTACATAAGCATTTAGCTCATCAAGTTTATTAGTTAAGGTATTAACTTCAATCTTCTTAGCATGAACAGTACTTTGTGCAGTAACAATTGCTTTATTAGTACTAGTTTGTTGTTCAACTAATCTCTTATAATTGGGATTCTTATTTATTTTAGCAAATTGCGAATCAACTATTTTAATTTCCTTATCAAGATTTCCTAAAGCAATTCGTTGTCGAGATATAGAAGCCTTAGTAATATTTATCTTATCATTTAAAGCTTTATATTGTGGAAACTCCTTAGCTAATACATCAGTAGGAGTAAATTTATTAAGTTTATCAAATTCTACTTGAAGCTTGGATAATTCAATTTCTTTAGTTATAATATCATCAGTAATATGAGCCATCTTTTTATGAATTGTAGCTTTTTGTTCTAAAGGAGTTTCGTATTGAACCTTAGAATACCTAGTCATAAGTTCTTGCTTACTATCTTTAGGTATTTCAAAGTTTACAGCAACAGTATCTTTCTTATGATACGACTTAGACATACTACCTTTTTTTAAAGCATCTCCAATTGTATCGTCTACAAACTTCAATCTATCTAGTTCCACTTCAGCAGCATATCTATCAACACTACTAGCAAATGCTTTAGGATTCATCTTCTCACTATTAATAGCACTCTTAATCATAATAACATCATCATAAGTTTGAGCATCTTTGAATTGATGTTTTAAATATTCTCTAGTTAAATTATCTCTTTTTAACTCTGTATATAGTTTATATTGTTCTTTAGCTAAAGCTTCTTCAGCATATTTTGAATTTTGATAAATTGAAGCATCGTGTGCAATACCCTTAGATGTGGCATAATTAGTAATATTTTCATCCAAAGAATTAATTCTTTTAATATAATAATCATCAAATGTTGGGAATTTAGTTTTAGTTCCATAACCAATTTCATGTGCTATAAAACTATACATTTCAGACATTTTACCATTATACCAACCAGTATTTTTAAGAATATATTCTATACCTTCTTCTTTACCACCTTTAGCAATAGCATCAACAACATCACTAACTCTACCATCGTATGTGGAGTTCTTTATCCAACCAGTTTTACCAAATAAATAAGTGGACAAATCATCAATCATATTTTGCTTAGTAACAGCTTCACCAATACCAGCAGTTATATCTTGAGAAACACCAGTTTTAGGTACAGACCTAGGTGGATATATCCTAACTTTACCATTATCTAATTGTACTTTTTGCCAGCCAACATCTAATCTACCTACAGCTTTATCAGCATAACTTAAAGAACGATATTCTTTATAGCCATTCTTCTTAATATCAGCCTTAAACTTAGAGAATGTGCTAGATGGCATATCTTTAGGTTTAGTTATACCTTTAATTATTGATTCATCAAGCTTAGGTCTTAATAGAACACTATCTTTTTCTTTAACATTTAACCCTTTAAATATTTCATTTCTATTAACAAGATATTCAATATCATCAACTTCCACATCAAATACTTTATATTCAAAACTATTAGTAGCCTTCTGTAATTCGTTTACATAGTCAGTAATATCTTCAACAGTTTTAAGATAGTTAATATCAACTTCAAGCAGTTTATTTATATTCTCCATATTCAAATCATTAGCAATAGAAATTTTATTTTTTTTAACAGCATCAATTGAAGAGTTAAGTTTATAAGCGTCATTACCAAACTTAATTGTAGCTTCATCTTTCAACTCTTTTATAACAGTTTTAGCTTGGGTTCTAGCATCTTCCATTTTAGCCTTATAAACATTAGCTTCTTTAGTATCAAAGAATTTAAAAGTCTTCTTAACTTGTGACCAAACAGTTTTATCTTCCATAAGTTTAATCATTTCATCAGTTTCTGCTGGAGTCATACCCATTAACTTTTTAGCTTGCTCCTGTATTTTAAGTTTATTAGTTATCTTATTGCCCTCTAATCCAGCAATAGTATCAATAAATTTCATATCAGTATAAACCTTTTCTGGATTAGTTTTAGCTAATTGATATACTGGATGATTAACAGAAAACTTTTGACCTATTTTACTACCAAATATCTTATCGCGAAGTGGAGCATATAGATTAGCCAATCCCATATCTCCTGCTTCTTGTAACCACTTATTACTTATAATATCAACACTTTTATCAGCATACTTACCAAACAATCTCTTACCAAAGGGAGCATTAGATAATGACCATACAATATTTGAATTGACTTCATTTGCAAAGCCTAACAAGTCATTGTACCTATTCATAAGACGTTTACCTTCTACAGCAACATCAATAACTCCTTCACCAGTTTGGGCAATCTTACTACCCTTAACAATACCTTCAGCAACATCTTGAGTCATTTTAAGACCTTTATTTACATCAGATACAGTATCAATAAACTTAGCACTATCACCAAGTTTATCAACAACATTAGCACCTTTTAAGGCTACCTTAGCAGATAATTTACCAGTACCAGTTATAAGAGGTTTAATACCACCACTAAAGTAAGTCATCGGATCAAGCATTACATCACCAACAAAACCTACTACACCTCTAGCTATTTTACCACCAGTAGTTTCTGGCTTCCATCCAGATGTTTCTAATACCCTACTATAGCTATGTTCTCCTTCTTCATAACCTTTACCAAAAGGATTAGCTGCTTTTAAGCCACCCCACATACCTTCAAGAACATCTAAATTTTCGTCAACCATACCTTGTACTGCACCAGCAGTTACATATTGCCCGATTTGTAATACATCAAATGCCCTATCCAATCCACCACGTTTACCTTTATAATTAGCTTCAATATCATCATAGGTAGAAGGTAAGGATTTGTGTTCGTATGGAGTTATATCATAAGGTTTAATATTGAAATTATATGAAGTTTTTTCAGTTGGATGGTATGATGAATAATCATCAGCAAAATTGTCATAATCGTCAGCAAAGTTATCATATTGCTTACTCCACTTCTTATCATAAGCTTGTGACAAATATTCATAACTTTTTCTATTAGCCATATAATACCTCCTACTTACTTATTCTTATCTAACCTATCTTTTAATCTTTGTTGTGCATCTGTTAATTCCTTAGTAGTATCATTCCATATAATTGTTTCTTTAGATGGTTTGGGAGTAATTACTGGATGCCAAGGAGAATTATAACCAGTTTTAGGGGTTGGTTTAGCACCAGGCTTTAAGCCTAATGCAGGATCACTCATAGCTTTTTCTAATGTAAATTTATCAACAGCAACTACATCACTACGAAGTAATTCTTTCTTAAATGCAGCATCTTCCTTTTCTTCTTCACGCTTTTGTTTTTCTTCTGCTATTTTATATTCATCTGATTCCTCATCAAATAACATTTTATACTCATTATCACGTGCTATATCATAATCACTTTTTTTTGGTGTAGAACTACCACTAGAACGACTACTCAATACTCTACCTAATGCAGCCCTATCAGATTCTCGTTGAAGTTTAGTTTTATATTGATATTCTACATCAGTCTTAGTTAAGAATTGATCTAAATCTTTATCCATCTTAGCTAAATCATATTCATTACGTTGAGCCAGTTCAACCAAATTATTAGTAAGTCTAATACTTTCAGCAGAATCAAGATACTGCAATTTGTTGACTTGCTCTTGACTAATGTTTTCAGCAGTATAGCCTTGTTGTGTAAGCATCTTAGTTAAATCATTACTAAGACCTAAACTAGACATCTCTTTATTTTGACTATGAGCCTTATCAGAAAAATAATCTTTACTTGCAAAGTCAGCCATACCAGATGCATACATTTGACTAGCAGTACCTTTAGCACTAAGCAAGTTCTGATCCCTATCAGTACCTATACGTCTAGCATCAATATCTTTCTTTTGTGTAATAGCAGTTATTCTATCTTTAATATCATTAATCCTACCATCTCTATCCGATACATTGGCNTTATTCATAGTATTNGTCCTAGAGTTTGCACCTTGTTCTAAACCAAGCATTTGTTGAGATTGTACTATNCCTCTATTTTGACCATGTAATTTTAACTCTTCATTTTGTTCATATGCTTTTTGCTCTATCTCTTTACTTTGAGCTGCAAAATCCTTTTCTGCATCACGTACTGATATTTTACCTTCACTTATCGCATCAGCAAACATCTTCTCTANTTCTGCTAATTGTCCAGAAGCCATTCTATCTATTTCAGCCTTTTGTGATGTGTAAAAACCATCAGATGTTTCTCGCATAAGGTCTTGATAACTACCAAATGCTTCACCAGCACCTAAAGCACCTCCAGCACCTTGAAGTTGTCCTACTCCACCTACTCCACCTATTCCAGGTGTTCCAGCAACTCCACCTCCACCTGCTCCACCTGTTCCACTACTACCATCATTATCAGATGGAGAACGTAACTCTCCATCAAAACTCCAACCTTTAGATGTAGCATCTTCAGTAGCAAGTTTTTTTAATGACCTATAGTCAGATACCATTTCAGACCAATCACCAGAAGAACCTCCACCTTTATAATTACCATTACCATTGTCCAGGTTAGCTTCAAACATAGTTTTAGCAGTACCCATATCAACACCATTATATCTAGCTATACCAGCAATTTGTTCATTGTATTTATTGGCAAATGTTTGATTAGAATCACCAAAAGCAGTTTTATTACTTGAGTTAGATGGTTTATATATTGTTGATTCACCAACTACAGCTTCTTCACCAGTAATAGGATTAAAACTTCTACCAGTATACTTACCAGTATCATCCTTACCAAAACTATCTCTTTTTCTTGAACTAGAACTATCTCTATTCCTTGAACTATCTCTATTTTTAGACTTATTACTCTTATCATTATTAAAGCTACTATTATAATCAACAGGTTTAGCTTTTTTACCACTAATACCCTCCCATAGTTTTTTAGCTTCTTCTGGTGTATATGTTTTGTTTGTTAATGCCATAGTATCTACCTCCTTTTTGAACTATAATTATTTGATCAAACTTTGTTTATTATATACTAACATTAATATTTCTCTTTGTCCCTTAATTCCCAAATTCATTCTTACTTTCATTCATTAAATTTACTAAAGCTTTTATAATTATATCAATTTCTGCATCAGTCATACCTTCAAATTTTAACTTTGCCCATTCTCTAACTAAATCATGTTTATCTTCTCCACTTTTAGGTATAGTTTTGTAAATTTCTTCAGCCCCATGAATGAATATATCCATCCAATACATTATGTTTGCAATTTCATCTTTACCTATTTTAACCTTTAAAAAGGGTACTAAATATCTAAGAGCTACAGCTCCTAAAATTGTCAATACTGATAAAGCTATTTGAGTATAAAAACTTATATTATCCATTAAAATTCCTCCTTAGTTTCATTATAAGTTGATATTTCTGTTCGCTTTGTCATTTCTTTTTGCTTTTTAATAAAAGCCATATTCCATAACTGAACAGTTGTAAAACTATAAAATGCAACAACCAGAGCGGATGGCTCATAACTTGTAAGAAACACTAGCCACATTATAGCGATAGCAAAAGCTATATTTAAAAAGATAATAAACACAACTAAATATTTAGTAAAATTATCTTTCTTCTTATCTTTTACTACAAGCTTTTTATTTGCTAGCATTTCTATAATGTCTTCTTTAGTATATTTCTTTTCTTCATTAACCATTCCATCTCAACCTTTTAACTCCCATATCAACATGAGTAAATGTATTATATTTCCCAACTCCGTTAAATATCTTGTCTGCTATGGCATGAACTTTGTCTGGACTCATGTTTGCTGCTTTCACATCAGCAGCATTTCCTCTTAAATGTTCGCTATTAATATGCCCACCAACTTTTTTATTATATGCAGGACTTCTATATCCACTATTCACTATTAAGAGTCCAGTTTGCTTTCTAAGCTCTTCTAACTTTAATAGTAAATTTATATTAAGTTTCAATTCTTTACAACCTTCGCATTTAAACTCACTCAACTTAAAATGCGTAATCTTTTTTAATGTATTGAGTACATAATGAGTGTCATTACCAACTATTCCATCTACATCTAATCCGAAAATAGTCTGTAATTCTTTTACAGCTTTTTCTGTACCACTACCGAAGATACCATCCACTATACCAGCATTAATGTCTAAGGCATTTAATTGTGTTTGTAGTTCTTTAACATCATTGCCTTTAGTTCCTTTCCTTAAAATAGTACTCACCTCTTTCATTATTTATCTCTCCTTTTTACCTTTAATCAATATCCCTGCATCTCTTATTTCTACATCTAATGTTGATACATCTATTTTCATTTCATCTATAAATATACTATCCCATTCACCTTTTTCATGTTTAACTGCTGTACCCCAATCAAAAGTATGAACAGCCCAAGGTTTTAACTCTTCACAACTTATTCCTAACACTTTTTCTATATCATAATCAAATGCTGTTCTTTTACTCATTAAACCCCTCCTAACATTATTTTAAACATTGCTCCTACTATCAGAATTATGATTGCACCGAAAGCAACTTTAACAAAATGATTTTCTCTGTCATTAGGTAAATTCTTAATTGTTTCAACATCGTCTTTAATACATTTAACATCTTCTCTAGTATCTGTCATTTGTTGCGTTAAGGTTCTAAGGTTAAAGGTTAGTTCGTAAATCATTTTGTAAATATTTTTCAAATCAGCAACTTCCTTTC